AATTTTTATTATTAACTAACGGAAAATTTAATGGGGAAAGTATGCAGAAACACACACAAATTTATTTGCAGGGAATGGGGTATAAAAAAACGGACTTCATTCCTTGCGAAGTGTGTGGCTCACAAGCGGTAGACATACATCATATTGAGGCGAGGGGAATGGGTGGCAGCAAAGACAAAGACACGATTGAAAACCTAATGGGATTGTGTAGGAAGTGCCACATAGAATACGGAGACAAAAAACAATATAAAGAGTTCCTAAAAGACATACACGCAAAGAATTATGGCAAAGATTAAAGAGAACAATAACAAAGTTAGCTTTGGCAAACGCAAAAGAGGCTCTGCAAAGAAGTCCTTTAATAAGCACACTCCAAGAGAAAAAGCATACAGAGGTCAAGGACGATGAGAAAGTTAAACGCTATATGGCTTCTCCTAACCCACAAAGCTTACTTCCTTGCGGTATGTAAGACGGGTAAAAACGGAGACGATATGACCACGATAGGACACTACACCTACGCAATGGCAGAAACTTTAATCAATAAGCATATAGCAGACGTAGATACTTACTTAGATCAAGAAGATGCAATCGACGAAGCAAACGACATAATTAATGGAATACTATGATATTATTATCAAGCCAAGTAGAGAGCATAGCCTCACGCAAAGACAAAACAATCAAACTAACTTTAGCAACCCAGGAACTAAGTCCTAAAGATGCTGCGGATATATTCCAACTTAACCAACAGTTCTGCTACTTGGCAATTAAAGAAGAGCCTTTTAGTAAAGAAGAGCAAGACATTGTAGAAAACCTTAAAGCAGACCCTGACACGTTTAAAACACCAAGTCAAAGATTAAGGGGCATCTTATACAGAACATACGAACAAGATAACGAAGGGTACAAAGATTTTAATACATATTACCTTTCCGTAATGGATAGGATATGCCAACACTATAAAAACAAGATAGATGGGTAGGTTTAAACTTATAGAGACACCAGAATTAATGCTTCAATACTTTAACGAGTATGCAGAATATTGCAAAAGCAATCCTATTAAAGTACACGATTTTGTAGGCAAAGACGGAGACGAAGTTTATAGGTTAAGGGAGCGACCTTTGACAATAGAAGGCTTTGAGAATTTTTGTGCAGACAAAGGAATTATAGGAGATTTAAGCCACTATTTTGCTAATACAAATAATGCTTACGCAGATTTTTTAACCATCTGTTCGCATATTAGGAGAAAAATAAGGCAAGACCAAATCGAAGGGGGAATGGCAGGGGTTTACAATCCAAGCATTACTCAGCGATTAAATAGCTTAGTAGAGAAGTCAGAGAACAAACACGAAGTAAGTGAGATTAAAATAACTTACGATAAGTAATGCAAACAATAGGTCTAAGCTTACATAAACCACACCCTGCACAAAAGCAAGTAATCGACTGCGAAAGTAGATTTATTGTAATGATGGCAGGGAGAAGATTTGGCAAGTCCTTGATTAGCCAAACGATAAGCATAGATACCGCAGTTAATAAAAAGCGTGTAGCTTACATTACCCCTACTTACCAATTAGGAAAGATATTTTTTAAGGAAATAGTTGATCTATTACCATTGGAGATATACTCTAAGAATGAAAGCGACCTGGTTATTACTTTCATAACGGGCGGTTCAATTCGTTTCTTTACGGGCGAAAGGTTGGACAATCTTAGAGGGTTAAAGTTTCATTTGGCAGTAATAGACGAGGCTTCCTTTATACCTAACCTTGAAGATGGGTGGCTTAACTCGATAAGACCTACCTTAACTGACTACAAGGGTAAAGCTATATTTTTAAGCACCCCCAAAGGTAAAAACTACTTCTTTAGTTTATTTAGCAAAGCCGAACCCGATTGGCAAAGCTTTAAATTTACTACATACGATAACCCATACATAGACCCGAACGAAATAGACGATGCAAGAAAGCAACTCCCAGAGGTTGTATTTGAGCAAGAGTATATGGCAAACCCGGCTGAGAACGCAGCTAACCCTTTCGGCAGCCAACACATTCGCAAATGTATACACCCAGTAACAACAATGCCGGTAGTAGCTTATGGGATTGATCTGGCGAAGTCAGTCGATTGGACAGTTATCGTAGGCTTAGACGAAGACGGGAATGTGGCTTATTTTGACCGATTTCAAATGGATTGGCACAATACCAAGCAAACTATCCTTAGGCTGCCTAAATGCCCTATCCTTGTCGATAGTACAGGGGTTGGCGACCCTATCCTTGAGGACTTACAAAGAGAAGGGGTAATGATACAAGGCTTAAAGTTTACAAGTTCAAGTAAGCAGCAGCTTATGGAAGGCTTACAAGCTGCAATACATCAAGGTAAGATAGGCTACCCTGAGGGAATAATAAGCCAGGAGTTAGAAGTATTTGAATATATGTACACGGCAACGGGGGTAAAGTACTCAGCACCTTCAGGCTTCCACGATGATGCCGTAATGGCTTTGGCTTTGGCTTGGCAGAACTTCAGCCTTAAACGTGGCACGGGTAGGTATGCCTTCCTTTAATTACCGCTTATCCTTGATATTTACCGCTCATCACAATTTTAAAAAAAAGTTTACCCATTTGATTGTTGAATGTTAAAAGGTTGTAGATTTACATACCAATTAACCATAAACACATTTTTATGAAAAACTTAATTTACAAATCTTCTTATTTATCAAAGCTTAATTCAAATAACCAAAGACATTGGGTTATAGATTATTACAATGGTAGATTTACTATGAGTGTGCCATTTTATATGATGCCATTTAGTATTAAAAAAGAAATGGTAAAACAAGGCTTTAATGCAAATAGAAACAAATAACATAAGCAGGGGTGCGACTGAATAACGCACAATTCAACTACCTAAACTAAACACAATGAAAAAAGAAACCGCACAACTTTTAGCCGTATTTTTAGTAGCTTGTTACCTTATAGGGCAACTTCAAGACATCTACTCAAAATGATTTACGCTATATGCCTTCTGCTAATTGCAACAGGTTTTGTAATGGCAGCATTAACTGACTACACAATTAAAAACTATGACCCAAAGCACAAAAGATTACATAGACAAATATTACGCAAGTGAGCCAATTAGTATAATGATGTCTAACATTGATGCGACTTACTTAGAGATACTTACATACTGCAACGAGAAGGGTTACGAGCCTTCTAAACGCAGAATGAGAAGTCCAGAACAAAAGTCAAAAGTTGGCTTTTTTGACATAGATAATTACAAACCCGAAACAATATAACAATGGAACTACAACAAATCTTTGAAACAACAAAAGAACAACGCATCGAGTTTACGCATCAATTAATTGAACGCTTAAACGCAGGGGAACTTGACCCGTTAAAAACACATATTCAGGTAAAAGCCTTAGAGGATATGCTCGAAACACTAAAAGCAAACAAGGACTACAAAGATGCGGTATTACAAGCAGCCGTGCTTAATGGCAAGGACTTTGAGTATATGAGTGCTAAGTTTAACATTAGAGAAGTAGGCGTTAAGTATGACTTTAGCAAATGTGAAAGTCCTGCTTACGAGGAGATTATGAACGAGTACAATAGCGCAGCTAAAGCCAAAAAGGATATGGAAGAGTTCCTAAAAAAAGTTCCGCATCAAGGGTTAGACATTATTAACGGAGTTACTGGCGAGGTTACAAGAGTTTACCCACCTTCTAAAATTAGCACAACAAGTGTAGCCGTATCATTAAAGTAATAAAAATATTGTACTTCTTTGCAATTTGCTTACCTTTGGCAGCGTTATGCTACATAGGTGGGCATCTTGCTTATGAGATAATGTTAAAACTAAGAAAATGACCTGGAACGAATTAACAGTATGGCAGTACCAACAGATTTATCCGATAGTTACTAAGCCTGAGAAGGATTGGACTACCTTAGACGTTGAAAGTAAGTTAGTAGGTATTTTACATAACCTTACAGACACGCAAGTGGATAGCTTAAGCGTAGGCGAGTTTAACAAATTAAAGGTAACCTTAAACTTTTTAGACGATAAGATAGAAGGTAAGCCGGTTAAGTACACCGAAGTAAATGGCAAACGCTATAAGTTTATTTATGATGTGCAGCAGATCAAAGCAGCCAGATACATCGAGACAAAAGTATTCAGCACCGATTTAGTAGGTAACCTACACAAGTTAGCAGCCTCAATGGTTATGCCTCAACGCAAAACTTGGTGGGGCAAATGGGTAGATGATAAGTACGATGCTTCCAAGCATAGCGACTATGCAGAGGACTTACAAGGGGCAAATTTTATGCACGTTTACCAATCCATTGTTTTTTTTTATCAAGTATACAGAAATTGGATAGAAGTTTCTCAGGCTTATTTGGTCAAGGAAATGACGAACAAGGGAATGAGTTTGGAACAAGCGAAAGAGGTGGTTCAAATTTTATGCAGCACTTTGGATGGCAGTATTGCGCCAAATCTGTTGCCGACCACGAAAATATCACAGTTGACCAAAGCTATGAGCTAACAACCATACAATTCTTAAATACCCTATCCTATCTAAAGGCTAAAGCCGATTACGATAAGGAGCAACATAGAAAACTTAAGTAGCCCTGCCATTTTTGGTGGGGTTAGTTATTTTTATACCTTCCTTATATTTATTAGCGTGAGTATATCGAAAGCACAAATACAAGCGTTAAGGGATAGCTTTATACAAAGCTTAGGCGGTAGCTTTGACAAAGTAAAAGATGGCGATTTACCAATATTAGAGGAAACACTTGCTTTGTATGGTAAAGCCTTTAACGATAAGATTACTGAAATACTTGACAAGGAAAACATTACGAGTTCTGGAAGATTGGCAGAACCGGCTTTGCCTATCATTACAAAGTTTGGCACGGGTTACATTTTAAGCCTCGGTTATGAACCAGGAAGCGAAGCATCTAAATACTATGACTTTGTAAACAAAGGGGTAAAAGGTACAAAGAACGAGAAAGCAGACAATAAAACACCTTACGCTTTTAAGGGCAATAAAAAAGCCGTTCCGGTAAGTTCAATAGAAAAATGGCTTGGATATAACAAGTTAAAATCGGTATCGGTTAAAAAGTATACAAAGCTTGGAACTGAAGCAAAGGCAATAGACGGCAAGAAATCCTTAGCCTTTTTAATTGCTCGTAGCATACATAGGAAAGGTTTAAAATCTACACGCTACTTTGATAGAGCAGTAGCGCAAATATTTAATAAGCAATTTATTGAAAACATAGCAGTCGCAATAGGTGGCGATGTGCAAATACAAATAAGACAAACAATCAATGGCAATAACAATAACAAGTAGTCCTGCACCCTATTCGTCTATGCACGATAACTTATGGTTCGTATCAAGTTCTACTAATAGCGGAACTACAAACTTTAAATTCGTGTATGACGTATACATAAACGGCAGCCAGGTTATTAGATCAAAGGTATTCCCTGCTCCAAGTGCAGAAGGTAGCTATGGGGTGTTTAACGCATCTCCAATGGTAAGAAGTTTTGTTACTAACTACTTTGAGCCTTCTGGAAACTCAATACTTGTAGCTTCAAATGATAAAATCAAAGTAGATTACCAAGTAAGGATAGGAGAAGAGGTAAGCGGTGTTACTACTACAAACTTAGCATCTGGCAGCTACTCAGCCTACAACTTTGTTCCACCATTGTTTGCAGACGTATTCTTAACTAAGAACCAAACACCTTTGGTGTTATCTGACTATTACGATAATTTACTATTAGAAAACTTTACCGATGATTTCTTAACGGAGCGAGATACCGACGAAATCACACTTGAATACGGAGATAACTTTTACATTACCTTCCTACGCATAGCAACTGGCGGTTATTCTGCTTGGGTTGAAGTATTAGGGCAAGGCGATGTGGTTACCAATACTGTATCGGGTAACATCACGTTAAGCGGTCAATTCAATATGTTTAACCTACAAGCAGGACACATAAATGATTGGGCAAGTGGAACTATTATTAACGAAGATACTTACGGCTACAATTTCTATTTAAAAAGAAGTGGCGCACAAACAAGAGTAATTAAGATAAGACATAAGTGCTATCCTAAATACCAACAATTTAACTTAGAGTTCCTAAATAGATTAGGCGGTTGGGATACAAAAAAGTTTGCCCTTGTAAATAGAAGGTCAAGCGAGTATCAAAGAGCATCATACAGGCGAAGCGATTGGCAGCTTGTAGGTGGGCAAATGACAAATATAGATGGATATAACAGATATAACGAGACAACTTTCAACTATGCTATTCAGCATAAGGATAAATATAGGCTTACTTCTGATTGGGTTAGCGAACAAGATTATTCGTGGTTGGCTCAGCTTGTATCAAGTCCTATTGTTTATATGGAGGTTCTTGGTGCTTATTTCCCTGTTACCATAAGTACAAGTAATTACGAGTACAAGTTAGAAAGTGCAGATAAACTATTTAACTTTGAGATTGAAGTAGAAGTAGGAAAATACTTAACAAGCCAATTCAGATAATGATTAGTACCGAGATATACGTAGAAGAGCAGAAGATTGATCTATTGCAAGATATATCTACCGAGTTTACTTATGCCATTGACGATGTAAGTGAGTTCGGTAGTCGCAATACTTCTTATAGTAAAACAATTAGCGTTCCAGGAACGGCAAACAATAACCTTGTATTTGGGTACATATTCGAACTTAACAACGCTAACTTTACGGATAATACCTTACCAAACGTAGGGTATAACTTCAACGTAACTAAACAAGCGAACTGCAAAATCTTTATTGATAAGGTGCAAATATTCAAAGGCACTTTAAGAATATTAGAGATAGTAATTGACAAAGAGACAATCGAATACCAATGCAGCGTTGTCGGGGAACTTGGTGGCTTTATTAATCAGTTAGGAAATAAGCGTTTGGAAGATTTAGATTTTAGCGCATACAACCATACTTATAGCGTAGCAAATATTAGTGCGAGTTGGGATAACGCAGGGGGTTCTGGTTATTATTATCCTTTGATTGATTACGGAAACGTAAGTACGGGAACATACGGAACACTTAAAAAGGATTTTCAATACACAACGTTTAGACCTGCTTTGTATGTTAAGGAGTATATGCAAAAGATATTTGCAGGAACAGATTATACTTTTAGTTGCCCGTTCTTTGATACCGCTTTATTCAAACGTTTAATTATACCGCATAACCAAACAAACATAACAACGCTAAACAATACAAGCCTTAATGCAGCTGCCAAGCTAATAACTATAAACACTAACTTAAGTCCTTATGTAGAATATACAATGGTTACCGCAGGTAGTTTTACACTTGACGGGTTAGGACAATTATTTACTTATGGAAGTGGTGTAACAATTACAACCGATATAAAGGTTTTATTAAGGGGTAACATTACCTTTTACAATCCACCATTACCAAACTATTCTGTTATACTTAAAAAGAATAACGCAGAAATAGGCAGACAAGATTTCGATGCAAGTGTAAGTAACTTTATGAATTGCGAATTCACTGTTAGCGGAGTAACCTTTGCTAATACTGACACAATGCAAGTTGAGATATTAGGAAACGGCATTATCCTGGATATAACTTTAGGAGAGATAGGTGTAACTACAAGCACACCTACACAAGTACAGGTAAACTTAGGAGAAACAATTAAGGTAAACGATACAATCCCAAAAGGTATATTTCAAACTGATTTCTTTTTAAGCATTGTTAAGATGTTTAACCTTTACGTCTATGAGAATAAGTTTAATGACAAGGAACTGGTTATTAGTCCGTATGTGGACTTTTATCCTGTTACATCGGCTACGGCAGAAGATTGGACTAACAAAGTAGATCGTGCAAAGCCTATAAGCATCAAACCAATGAGTGAAATTAACGCTCGTTACTATAACTACAAGTTTAAGGCTGACAATGACTTTTACGGGGAAAACTACCGCAAGAAGTACACCGAAGGCTATGGCGATTTTATTTATGATACTGAGTTTGACTTTGTAAAAGAAACCGATACTTTAGAAGTTATATTTGCTGCATCTGTATTGTTTCAGCAAACAGGACAAGACAAAGTATTCCCTGCTATTTACAAGAAATCAAACACCAATAGCGCAGAAGATAGAATGGATAGCATCATTCGTATAATGCAAACAAAGAAGATTACCGGTGTAGCAAGTTGGAATATTATGAACACAACTACTAACTTGGCTACTTATACAAGCTATGGTTACGCAGGGCATTTAGATGACCCTATTAACCCTACTAATGACATAAACTTTGGCGCACCTAAAGAACTACAATTTAACCCTAATAGTTACCCAAGCACAAACGTATTTAATGCCTTTCATAGTCCTTACATTGCTGAAATAACAAGCAAGGATAGTAAGCTATTAACCTGCTTTGGTTTATTGGATATTATAGACATTTTTAATTTAGATTTTAGTAAATATGTATTTATAGATGGGGTATTGTTTAGGCTTAATAAAGTCGAGAACTTTAACCCAATGGAATACAACACTACTAAACTATCATTCCTTAAAGTAATAGAAACATCATACTAATGGCACAAGAGAACGTAGGTATAAATATTAACGTACAAGGAAACGCAGTCGAGTCAATAGGTAACGTTAAAAAAGCATTAAAGGAAGCTAATGCCGAATTAATAAACGCACAAAGTAATTTTGGAGATTACTCACAAGAAGCAATTGCAGCTGCTAAAAGAGTTGCCGAATTAAAAGATAGGATTAGTGAAGCAAGGGAAACGGCTGACTTGTTTGACCCAGGTAAAAAGTTTCAGGCTCTTGCTGGAGCAGTTAATGCGGTTGCAGGTGGCTTTACTGCCGTTCAAGGTGCGCTTGGTGTAATAGGTGTAGAAAGCGAGGACTTACAAAAGTCCTTATTAAAAGTGCAATCTGCTTTGGCTTTATCGCAAGGCTTATCTGCGGTTACTGACTCAGCAAAGGACTTTCAACGTCTTGCTACAATCGTAAAAACAAACGTAGTAAGTGCGTTTTCTACTTTAAGAGGTGCTTTAATCGCAACGGGAATTGGTGCTTTAGCTATTGGCGTTGGCTTAGTAGCTGCTAACTTTGATAAGGTTAAAAAAGCGGTTCTTGATTTTATCCCAGGACTTGGAAAGTTAGCTACGTTCTTTGGAAATATTATAGAGAAGGTTACCGACTTCGTAGGTGTAACATCACAAGCAGAACGTGCTTTATCTTCTTTAGAAAAAACAACTAAGCGTGGTAATGAAGGTATTGAGGCACGAATTAAAATACTTACTGCACAAGGTGGAAAGGAAAAGGAGATATACGCATTAACTAAACAACAAGGAGAAAACGAACTTAACTTTTTAAGAGAAAAACTTAAAAGCAAAAACAAGCTAAGCGATGAGGAACTAAAGAAGTTTAGAGACCTTAAAACAGAACAAGCCGTTTTAGATGCCCAAGAACAAAAAAGGCAACAAGATATATTAACCGAAAATGCTAAGAAGGGAGCAGATGCAAGTAAAGAAGCAGACGCAAGACGTAAAGCAGAAGCAGAAAAAAGAAAAGCAGAAGAGGAAAAACTAAGCGAGGAATTATTAAAGACACAACAAGACCGAAGGAAACTACTTGCAGAAGATAACCTAATAACGCAAGACCAACTTGCTCAAGATAAAAAAGATGCAGAAGAGAAGGCTAAAAAAGAGCAAGAGGCAATAGACAATGAAAGGTTAGAAAATCAAAAAAAGGTTCTTGCTACTACTACTAACTTTACTCTACAAGGTATACAAGAACAACAAAACGCAGCAAAGGCAGAAGCTGAAATAGAAAGGTTAGCTACTGAAAACAAGTTAAAAGAACTTGAATTACAAAAAGCAGGAGCAATGGCAGCCCTTGATGCAGTCGCAGGACTTATAGATCAAAATAGTGTTGCAGGTAAAGCTATCGCAGTTGCCAAAGCAGTTATGTCTACTTACGAAGGTGCGACCAAAGCTTTAGGGGCTTACCCACCACCATTCGGACAAATAGCAGCAGCAGCCACAATAGCAGCAGGTTTAATTAATGTTAAAAAGATTGTAAGTACAAACATACCTTCTGCAAAGGGAACGGGTAGCGTAGGAGGTGGAGCAACCGCACCAAGTATAAGTTCAGCAGCACCTATGTCTCCGGCTCAACCTCAAGCAGCTACTACAAACCTAAGTAACCAGACAATCAACGCAATAGGCAACCAAGCGATAAGAAGCTACGTTGTAGAGAGCGATGTAACAAGTAACCAACAAAGGATTGCAGCAATTCAGCAAAGAGCCAGGTTTGGTTAAATGATAACAATTTAAAACCATTAATATTTAGAAATATGGACTTACCTGTTTATTTATTAGACATTAGCGAGGATATGAATGACGATGCTGAGGTTGATTATGTGGCACTCGTAGACAAACCTGCTATTCAAAAGAATTGGAATGCCTTTAAAAACCAACAACGCTTTGAAGTGGTTAGCGAAGATAAGCGTATTATCAGCGGCCCATTAATGTTGGCAGATGTCCCGATATTCCGCAGTGACTCTACTTATGGAGATTATTTTGTCGTTTTCTCTAAAGATACTATTTTTAAGATTGCGCAAAAGTTTTTCAAAAGAGGCTACCAATCAAACGTAAACTTAATGCACTCTCCAGATGCTCAGGTAGAAGGTGTTACTATGTTTGAAAGCTTTATTACAGATCAAAGCCGTGGCATACAACCAATGAAGGGTTTTGAAGATGCACCTGACGGCTCGTGGTTTGGTTCGTTCAAAGTAGACAATGAAGGCGTGTGGAACGATGTTAAAGAGGGCAAATTCAAAGGCTTTAGCGTAGAGGGGTTATTTACCTACAAGACAAAGCCAACTAAAGAACAAGAACTTATGAATGCAATAAAGGAAATATTGCAACGGGTTAAATGATAAACAAAATCTTTTATTAATATTTAAACAAAAAGAATGATGAACGCAAAAGATGCAATTATGCAAATTAGGGCTTTATTCGAAGATATGCCACAAGTAGAAGCACCTGCTCCTGCTGAAGCACCTATCGAGGAAGTACCTGTTACATTCGCAGAATATAGCCTTATGGACGGAACGAAGGTTATGATTAGCGAATTAGCTATTGGCGGTGAAGTTACTTTAGCTGACGGAACACCTGCTCCAACTGGCGAACACCAATTAGCAGACGGCACTAAAATCGTATTAGACGAAGCCGCTAAAATCTTATCTATTGAAACTCCAGAAGCAGAAGCTAAAGAAGCTGACGAAACACCTGCTGAAATGGGCAAGAAGATGGACGAGAAAATGGCTGACGAAATCGCAAACTTAGTAGCTGAAAACGAAGGTCTTAAAACACAAGTAGCACAATTAGAGGCAAAAGTTAAGAATGGCTTTAGTCAAGTAGCTGAATTAATAGAAGCACTTACTAAGACACCTAACGCTGAACCTATTGCGCAACCAAAACAAAACTTTGGTTCTAACGTAACAACTCACTCTATGAAGTACGATAGGATTGAAAAATTTAGAAACGCTTTATTAAACAAATAAAAATAAAATAAAATGGGATTTGATGTATCTGCATTAGCAAACTATACAAAAGAAAACGAAGCATTACTTGTTACTTCTTCTGTATTAGGTTCAAAAACTGCTTCTCTTATTAAGAGCGCAGGAAACGTTATGGTTGGCGTAAAGTCAAGCGAAAAAATCAACATTATGCAAACTGATGCTATCTTCCAAGATGGTGCTTCTTGCGGTTTTAACGCTTCTGGTTCTACAACTTTTACTCAACGTACTGTAACTCCAGGTAAAATTAAAGTAAACGAAGCTTTATGTCCTAAAGACCTTGAAGCTAAGTATTTACAAAAGGCTTTACCTACAGGTTCTTATTATGACTCTATTCCTTTTGAGCAAGAATATAGCGAAAAGAAAGCTAAAACTATTGCTGCTCAATTAGAAACTGCGCTATGGACTGGCGACACTTCAAGTGTTAATGTTAACCTTAACCGCTTCGATGGTCTTGTAAAATTAATCGGTGCTGCTTCAGGTGTTGTAGCTGCAAACGCTTCAACTTACATTAGTGGTGCTCCTTTATCAAGCATTACTGCTGCTAACGTAATTTCTATCTTTGATGGTGTTTACCAAGCAATCCCTGCACAAGTTGTAGCTGCTGAAGATATGACTATTTTCTGCGGTCAAGATTTATTCAGAACTTACACTGTTGCTCTTAAAAATAGCGGTTCTTTTAATTACCAAATTGATGTAAAAGCTGATAGCGAATTTGTATTACCAGGTACTACAATCAAAGTTATTGCAGTTGCAGGTCTTAACGGAACTAATAAAGTTTACGCTATGCGTTTGAGCAACTTGTTCTTAGGTACTGACTTATTGAACGAGGAAGAGAAGTTTGAAATCTTCTATGCAAAAGAAGCAGATCAAGTACGTTTCGTATCTGAGTTTAAAATGGGTGTAAACATTGCCTTCCCTGACGAAGTAGTGAAGTTTATCCTTGCATAATTTATAGGGGGATTGAAATATATCCCCCATTTTTTTCAAACTAATTTAATTCAATAACAATGGCTTGTGCTTTAACTCAAAATTATACCTTAGATTGTAAAGACAGTTTAGGTGGAATTACTGAGGTTTATTTTATGGCAGCAGCAGATGTTACCTCAACTACCGAAGCAAGTGGTGTAATTACCGCTTTAGTAAAAGCATCTGGTAAAAGGTTCTATAAGTACGAACTTGTAAAAGGCACTTCTCAATTAGTTGAGAATGTTAATGCAAACGTACAAAATGGTACTATCTTTTACGCTCCAGAATTAACCATAGTATTAAACAAATTACAAGCGAACACAAGAAACGAAATCTTGTTGTTGGCTCAAAACACTTTAGTATCAGTTGCCAAAGATAACAATGGCAAATATTGGTACTTAGGAAAAACAAGAGGCTTAGACCTTACCGCAGGAAGTGCAGGTACAGGTACGGCAGAAGGCGACAGAAGTGGTTACACTTTAACCTTCACAGGTGCGGAAGCTGCCCTTGCTCCAGAAGTTAACTCTACTGTTGCAGGTCAATTAACTACCGCAGGTTCTTAGGTTGTTTTGGTTTTGTATATAGATGCCCTCGTCTTTAATTAGGCGGGGGTTTTTTATTTTGCAAACAATCGTGATACTTTATATTTATAGTTGTGATAAGATTAACTAAGGGGCAAACCCAAAATATAATACTTACCTTGACTGAAAAGCAGCTTTTAACAAGTCCTAACTATCTATTTGTTTTTGAGAATAGAAGCACAAACACGGACATCAAATTTGTTAAGCTAAACAATACCGACATAAGTGCTTACAAGGAAAGGTACAATGAGTTTAGCATTGTAGTTAATAGCTACTTTAATACCTCTTTAAACGGGCAATACACTTACTCGGTTTACGAACAAGCAAGTCCTTCAAATACAAACCCTACGGGCTTAAACCTGCTTGAAACAGGCATTATGGAACTCGAGGGTACAACTATATCATTCACAGAATACGAAACAACAAGCACATTCACAATTAGACAATAATGGAAATACAAGTATTGACATTTGCGGAAGCAAAGCAACCGGAATATAAAGAGAAAAAAGGAGAGGGGTATATGCAGTATGGTCAAAACAATGACTATCCGCAGTACCTATTAGACCTATTTAACAAATCTGCAAAGCACAATGCTATCATTAGAGGCAAAGTGAATTACATTGTTGGAAATGGTTGGGCAGGAGAACAAGCGATTGTTCAAAAAGTAAATAGAGAGGAAACCCTTAATGACCTTACTAAAAAGGTTGCTTTAGATTTAGAACTATTTGGCGGTGCATATATCCAAGTTATTTGGAGTGTTATGGGTGGTCAAGTAGCTGAGTTGTGGCATTGTGATTATACAAAGATTAGAACTAATAAAGACAATACTCAATTCTGGTATAAAGAAGATTGGAAGGCTACACGCAACCAAGAAAAAGCTGAGATTTACAATGCGTTTAACCCTGCTAACCCACAAGGTGTGCAGATACTTTATGTAAAGGAGTATCGCCCAGGAATGAACGTTTATAGCCTTCCTGGTTATTTTGGTGCGCTTAACTACATCGAAAGTGATGTTGAAGTTAGTAAGCACGTTTTAGGAAATGCTCAAACAGGGTTTTCTGCAAGTAAACTTATTACTTTACCAAACGGAGAACCAAGCCCTGAAGAGAAGCGACTTGTTAGCAGACAATTCGACAATATGTACACGGGTGCAGACGGCAAGAAGTATCTACTTGCTTTTGTAAACGATTTAACCCGTAAGCCTATTGTAGATGATTTAGGTGCGAGTGATCTAACTAAAGAGGACTTTGGTAGAGTAGACGAGTTAATACAAACTAACATATTTAGCGGACACCAAATTACAAGTCCTGACTTGTTTGGTATTGCCGTTCCAGGTCAATTAGGAAACAGACAACAACTTAGAGATAGCTACGAAATCTTTAATAACACCTATGTACGTTATAAGCAAATGCAGATTGAGGGTGTATTTAATATGCTTGGACAATATGCAGGAGTAACGGAAGAGTTAAAGCTTCAACCGGTAGACCCTATTGGAATTGACTTTAGCGAAAACGTTATTTTGCAAGTAGCACCTAAAGAGTGGATATTAGAGAAGTTAGGAATTGACCCTACACAATACGGAATAGTTGCAGAAACCGAGCAGCCAATGGCAGCAAGTCCTTTAAGTGTGAACGAGCATATTAAAGGCTTAAAAGGTCGTGAGTGGCAAAATATGCAGCGTATTATTCGTGATTTTAATAAGGGCAAGATAACAAGAGAACAAGCAAGTTCTATGCTTAAGGGCGGTTATGCTTTAAGCGATGAGGAAGTTTCTACTTGGTTAGGTGCTGAAGATTTAGAATTTAACGAAACCGATTTTCAAGTTTTCTTTGAGTTCGGAGAAGATAGAAGCGGTTACGAAGTATTTAAAAGTAAGTCAAGATTTAGCGACGATAAGGACTTTGAAATGTTTGCAGATGTATCGCAGTTGCAATCTAATATCTTGGACTTAATTGTTAAAGACAAGCGTATTACTCCAGAGGTAATTGCTGACACTTTAAAAGAAGATGTAGGTGCGGTTAAGCGTGTTATTGATTTATTAATCGAGAAGGGGTTTATTAAAACAAGCGAAGTAAAGCAAGGTAAGGGCATTGATAGTAACATAATTATCGAAAGGCAACTTACTGCTCCTATTGGGCAGATTGTTGAAGCTATAAAGCCACAAACTACTCAAATTTTAATTCGTTATTCTTACGAGTGGAAACAAGGTTTTAATGATGGCGATTTAGATACAAGCAGACCTTTTTGCAAATACTTAGTAACCGCTAACAAGTTTTATAGCCGTAGTGAAATAGAAATGATGAGTGCAAGGCTTGGCTATTCTGTATGGGATAGACGAGGCGGTTGGTATACTAAGCCAGGAACAAACACACATTCTCCAAGTTGCAGACACGAGTGGAAGTCAAACATAGTTAAAAGAAAATAAGAAATGAGCTTAAACACATTATTCATAAGCGTACAGAATATTAAAGACAGGTCTGGCTTACACGCTAACGTAGACGAAAAACTTGTATTGCCTGAGATTAAGACCGCACAAGATATGTATATTTTACCTGCGCTTGGAAGTGCTTTGTACAATCGTTTACAAGCAGGTATTACGGCAAATAATTTAAACGCCAACGAGGTTATCTTATTAGATCAATACATAGCAGATACTTTAGTGCATTATGTACTTAGTGAGTTGCCAATGGGTTTGTCTTATCAGTTTTATAACAAAGGCTTGTTAAGAAAGAGTGGCGAGAATACCGAGAACCCTTCTATGCAGGATATGATTGACGTGGCAAATAGATACAAGGCTCGTGCGGAGTTCTACAAGCAAAGAATGATTAAATACTTAAAAGAATATTCAACACTTTATCCTGAGTACCTAAACCCTGGAAGTGGCATTGATGCAATACACCCTGAGAACGATGCTTATACAACGAGCATTTGGTTAGGCGATTTTGATTGCTGCGCAGGTAAAAGCTTCGAGGAACTTTATCAAGGGAATAGAGGTTGTAGCGATTGCTAATTATGAGTAAAGTAACAACAATAAAAAACCAAAATAAGCTTCGTGTTTATTTAGAAAAAATTAAGAATGAGCCTGACGTTAAACCAAATAGTCAAACAAATAACAACACTCGGAAACGACCACGAACAAATTAACTTTGTTTACTTCGGCGATGTGTGGGAACGTTTAAGCAATGGCGAGGTTACTTACCCTGCTATGTTCTACACTTTAACGGGTGCGACTATAAACGCTAAAAATATTACTTATAATTTTAGCCTTTATTTTATGGACAGAATGTTAATGGAAGAAACAAACGAAACCGAAGTACTAAGCGATATGACTTTAGTAGGTCAAGACATAGTTGCTCAGTTACGTTACCCTAAAGCAATTTGGGATATTGGCGATACCGCTCCTTTGACTTACTTTACCGAGAGCGACCCCGACTATCTTGCAGGAGTTAAGATAGACATTACAATGGAATTACCTTACTTAAACGATAGATGCCAAGTGCCTTCTATTTATACATACTAAAATGATAGGAAAAAAGATTAACCAATTAGCGACCGAGTTAGCACCAGTTAGTACCGATTTAACTATTATAGGCGACCCGACAACAGGAGTAAGTAAGAAGATTACACTTGCTCAATTAGGGGCGATATTTAGCGGTGCGGTTTCGTTTTATACTAACCTTGCAGGGTTTCCTGCGGTTGGCGATATTAACGTTATCTATTGTGCTAAAGACACGCAGAAACTTTATTTGTGGAGTGGTTCGGCTTATGTAGAAGTATTCCCTTCACAAGCTTTATTAGATACTTATCAGTTAAGAAGTGAGAAGGGCAACGCTAATGGTTATGCTTCTTTGGATAGTGGCGGTAAAGTTCCTATTAGTCAATTACCAAGTTCTATTATGGAATACAAAGGAACTTGGAACGCATCTACTAACACGCCAACACTTGCAAATGGAACGGGAGACACGGGAGATGTTTATATTTGTAACGTAGCAGGAACAGTAAACTTTGGAGCTGGTCCTATTACTTTTGCGGTTGGCGATTATGTTATTTATAGCGGTACTATCTGGCAGCGTTCAAGTGGTGCGGTAGGTACAGTTACAAGCGTAGCTGCAACTATTACAGGGGATAGCCTTACAATTAGCGGTTCTCCCGTAACTACTTCGGGAACTTTAGCTTTTGCTTTTAATGGCACAACGGCTCAATATATTCGTGGCAATGGTACTTTAGAAACTTTCCCTTCTTTAACGGGTTTTGTTCCGTACACGGGGGCGACTGCAAACGTAGATTTAGGAACGCATACTTTACTTGCTAAAAATTTAGTAATTAATCATTCAAGCGGTAGCGGAGTTGCTGCATCAATTACTAAGGGCGGTAGCGGAGAGGCTTTAACTGTTGTTAAGAGTTCAGGAAGTGGCAACGCTGCATCTATTACGGGTGGTGTTACTTTACTTGATGAATTACATTTAAATACTGATTTAGCCGATGCCTATATTGCAAGTGCTACTAATTGGAATGCTGCATACAACGATAAAATAAATAGTGCTGCGGTAACGGGTACTACAACAAAGACCTTAACACTTACACAACAAGACGGGGGAACAATAACGGCTTCTTGGACTGACGATAACACCGATGCAGTTACTTCTGTTTTCGGTAGAACGGGAGCAGTTGTGGCAGCAAGTGGCGATTACAATACAAGTCAAGTTACTGAAAATACAAACCTTTATTTTACAAATGCTCGTGCTATTGCAAGTACCTTAACGGGTTACACAAGCGGAGCAGGTACGATAACTTCAAGCGATAGCATCTTAAGTGCAATACAAAAGTTAAACGGAAATATCGGTGCTTTAACTACGGGTGTATCAAGTGTAAACGGCTTAACGGGTGCGGTTACTTTAACAACAAGTAATATCGCAGAAGGCACAAACCTTTACTACACCGAGGCAAGAGTAAGTGCTAATACAGATGTAGCAGCGAATACGGCAGCAAGACACAACGCAGTTACAATAGGAACGGCTAATGGTCTTAGCTTATCTACTCAGGTTTTAAGTTTAGGTTTAGCTTCTACAAGTACAACTGGTGCTTTAAGTTCTACTGATTGGAATACGTTTAATAACAAGACAAGTAACACGGGTACAGTAACAAGTGTTGGTTTATCTTCTGCAACAAGCGGAGTAACTATTGGCTCTACACCTATTACAACAAGTGGAACTATTACTTTAGCTATTGCTACTGCAAGTGGTTCACAACAAGGTTTATTATCAAGCACAGATTGGACTACGTTTAACAACAAGCAAAACGCTTTAACCAATCCAGTAACGGGAACAGGTACTACTAACTACCTACCTAAGTTTACAGGTGCAAGTACAATAGGAGATAGTATTATAAGTGAAGGTAGTGGAACTATTAGTATTACTAATAGCAGTACCATAACATCTGCAATGGCAAATCCTCAATTAAGATTAATAAATAATGCAACTGCAACAATTAATCAAAGAATTGATTTAGGATTAAGGTGGGAAGATGGAACATATAATGGAATTGGTGGTATTTCAATGGTGCGTGAAAGCTCAACTGCAAGAAGTGGTAAACTTGTTTTAAGTGGTATAAATTCAAGTGGCGACCCTAACGAAGCAGTAACTATTACTTCAACAGGCAATTTAGGTTTAGGAGTTACACCGAGTGCGTGGGCGAGTGGTTATACTGTATTACAAGTTCTCAATCTATCATTATTTGGAACATCAGGTTTGGATTTAAACTTAGCATCAAATACTTATTATGATGGAACAAGTTATAAGTACATAGGAAATGGTTTTGCAACAATGTATAACCAATTTCAAGGTAAACATTATTGGTCAACGGCAGGTACATCAACAGCAGGTAACGCTATATCCTTTACCCAAGCAATGACGTTACACGCTTCAGGTAATTTATCTGTGGGTAATACGTCAGATGTTGAAAAGATTTATGTTAGTGGTAATATAAGATTGACTTCAGGAAATTCTTTTAAAGCTACTTATGATAATAGTGATAATTATCACGCTGCATTATCTTGGGCAACTCTACAATTAGGGAATAACGGAGATAATAGAATTATTGGTGGTAGAACAGCCGCAGGTGGAAACTTAAAGTTTTATGTCAATAACACTAATGATGCCACAAACTACGCAACTACACCTAATGGAATATTAGCTCTGACAATAGCCTCTACAGGAGCAGCTACATTTAGTGGAGATGTAGGTTTAGGTAATGGAGCGAGTTTAACTTGGGGTGGTTCTTATGGTGCTAATATACCAACAATAGCGGCTCTTGCAGGAGCAAGTCCATATATAGCTTTTTACCCCGCAGGTAGTACATCAGGAGAGAGAATGCGCATAACAAGTGGGGGTAACGTAGGTATAGGTACTACATCTCCTACTAATAAATTAGACGTATCTACACCGAATAAAGCATCAGTACTTGGAAGCACATCAGCAATTAATGTTGATTATACTACTTCAACAATAGGAGAATACCAAACAATAGGATTTTCTTATTCAAGTTCAGTAGGTAATAAAAACCAATATTGGGGAATGGGATTTACTGCAACAAGTTATGCAGCAGGTTTAGGAGATGTATTTTTCTTTACAGGTGGAGCTGAAAGGGCAAGGATATCAAGTGCAGGTTATTTAGGCATAGGTACTACATCGCCAAGTGACAAATTACACGTTGTAGGTGGCGGTATAATAACTGGAGATTTTTATAATAATTCTGCAACAGGTAATCATTTTATATCAGCTGCACCTGCCAATGTAAACTATCCTACTTACGGATTTTATGGAGATACAGGATTAGGAATGTATAGACCTACAACTGATGCTTTAGGTTTTGTTACCAACGATACCGAACGTATGCGCATATTAGCAAACGGAAATGTAGGTATAGGTGCTGCAACGCCAAACGCAAGATTAACTGTTGTTGCTAATGATTCATCAAATCCAAATGTAGCATTAAGATTAAGTTCAACTGCTTATAGTGGTGTTTCTTATCCAAATACAAGTTTGAGATTTGGTTCTGACTATCCAAATTATCCTACTTGGAATTTAGCTTCTATTGATTCAAGTTATACAGGAAATAATTGGGGTGGTTCATTATTATTCTTTACAAATAATGATTCTACTATTGGAAATCTTACCGAACGTATGCGCATAACAAGTGGGGGCTCAGTATTAATCGGAACAACAACAGAGGGCTTTTTAGGAAAACTACAAGTAGCAGGAAGTGTTGCAATCACGGGTCAATATAATACAGTATTGCCTTCAAGTAGCTTTTCTTACTTTGATGGTTCAGGTCAAGTAGTTTCATCTTCATCAAATGCAAGTGCATTATACCTTGATACAACTTGGAACACAACAGGCAACCCAGATGGTATTTACTTAAACGTAACTAACACGGCAAGTGGCGCATCTTCTAAATTATTAAACTTAAAAGTTGGTAGCGTTTCTCAATTTAGTGTAAGTAAGGCAGGTGCAATACAAACAACCGCACCAAGTTCTGGTAGCGCACAACCTTGGAAACTTGGAAGCTACGCAGCAGGTGGAACTGGAACTGCCACAGGAGTTATTTACATAGAAATTAACGGACAAATTTATTCAATCCCTGCATTACAAGGTACACCTTAAAAAATAAAATAAAATGGCATTAGAAACAAAATGGCTTATTAGCCAAATGGACACCGCACCAAGCGAAGATGGTTTAACCGATGTAGTTAAAACAGTACATTGGAGATACGAAGGCAAAGAAGGAGAATACACCGCAGAAGTTTACGGAGCAATGGCTTGTGCTACACCTTCGGAAACCGACTTTACTGCTTACGAAGATTTAACTTACGAGCAAGTATGCGAGTGGTTAGTTGCAGGTAACAACGTAGAAGCTATGGACTTAAACTTAGCTACTCAAATTGAGAACCTTAAAAACCCCCCGATTGTAAATTTGCCACTACCATTCCAAAATCCTGAATTATCTTTACAAATAAAAAACACAAATGAAGAACAAACATCTACTACAATTAGTGAGCAGCCTTAACGCAGTTATTGGCGGTTCTGAAACAAAAACACAAAAAAAATTAGTACAAATCTACAACAAGGTTAAGCCTTTACACGAGGCATATAACACAGAAGTAGAGAGCCTAAGATTAGACAATGCGCAAACGGATAGTAACGATTGCTTACTACTTGATGAGCGTGGAAATTACAAGTTTACAAAAGAAGGCATTAAAAAGCTGACTAAAGACATTGAGGCTTTAAATGATAAAGAAATTGAATTTCAAATAATTAACGTTGTTAATCCTTCTGGACTTGAGGACTTTACTTTCCTACAAGATTGGACAACGGGCATAGAATTTAACAAACAAGAAGAAGAAGAACTATAATGGCAAATAACCACCAAGCAGACCAATCAACAATCGTTAGCGTAGTAAGTGCTATTCTTAGCCTTACTTCTATTCAACCACTATTCACATTGATTGCAAGTTTGGTGGCTATTATTTCTGGTTTAATGGCTATTCGTTACTATTACAAAATGACCAAAAAACTTAAATGAGATTAATACTATTACTTTTATTACTTACATCTTGCGCTTCTGTTAAGAAGTTTGAAAAGAGATTTGATAGCACGGGGACAACTAAGATTGACTCCGTGCATCTTACTTTTTACGATAGCGTTACCAAGATTATAGAAAAGGAGCAGGTATTTACTAAGACAATTACAATCTACGATACTATCCGCATTTCAAAGGATAGCATTATTGTAGTGCCTAAGGTCGTAACTAAATGGGTGTACGAAACAAAAGAGAAGGAAACCAATAACAACCTGACTAAAAAAGATACAATAGCGTTTAATCGCACAGAAAGCACTCAAATTTCGATTGTAGATAAAAACAAGGTAACTACCCAAAATAACTTTTGGAAGGCTCTAATAGGGCTAATAATAGCGATTGTGTTAATTTTAGCTTATTGGAGTAGATTATGGAAGTAAACAAAGCAGGAAAAGACCTAATTAAAAGGTTCGAGGGGTGTAAGCTAAAGGCTTATAGATGCCCAGCTTTGCTTTGGACTATTTCGTGGGGTTTGACTTTTTACCCTGACGGAACAAAGGTTAAGGAAGGCGATGTTATTACGCAGCAACAAGCTGAAGATTATTTTAACGCTATTGTAGATGACTTTGCTAAAAAGGTAGATGCGTTAATTAAATCAAATGTGAGCGAGAACAATTTTTCTGCATTAGTTTCGTTTGCTTATAATGTGGGAATGGGCAACTTTCAAAGAAGCACTTTGCTTAGAAAGGTAAATGCTAACCCTAAAGACAAAACTATTCCGGCTGAAATGAAAAAATGGGTAAGAGCAAACGGAGAAGTGCTTAAAGGTTTAGTGAGGCGAAGAGAGGCTGAAGCAAAACTATATGAGCAACTTTAGAACTATATTAGTAAACTTACTATCAGACGAAAGCAATAGCATAAGCCATAAACGAGTTGTGGCTATGCTTGGCAGCTTATGTCTTTTTATATCATTGTTCTTAAACATAATATTGAAGATTAACCCAAGCGACAAGTTAGTAGATGCGGTGTTGTATTTAACGCTATTTGCTATGGGTTACACTACGATAGATAAATTCAGCAAAAAATAAATAATGCTAAAATCAAAACGCAAACGACTTTACTTTGATATTGAGGTCAGTCCCAACATCGGTTTTTTTTGGACTTCTGGATATAAACTAAACATAACAACCGAAAGCATAATTAAGGAACGAGCAATTATTTGTATATGCTACAAGTGGGAAGATGATAAAGAAGTTTATGCTTTACAGTGGGATAGTAAACAATGCGACAAAAGAATGCTGCAAAAGTTTATTGAGGTAGCAAACACGGCTTCGGAAATTATAGGACATAATGGCGACAAGTTCGATATGGCTTGGGTTAGAACACGATGCCTTTTGCACGGCATAACAATGTTCCCGTCTTACACAACTATCGACACGCTAAAGGTTGCAAGGTCTAAGTTTAGATTTAATAGCAACAAGCTGAATTACATAGCCGACTACTTAGGCATTGGCACGAAGATAAAAACCGAGTACAGTTTATGGAAGGACATTGTCTTGCATAAAGACAAAGTAGCTATGGCTAAAATGATTAAGTACTGCCAAAAAGATGTTGTGTTATTAGAGCAAGTATTTAACGCACTTAAAAACCACATCGAACCTAAAACGCATTACGGAGTTATATTCGGACAAGATAGGGGTAGCTGCCCTGAATGTGGGAGCGATGATTTAATTATTTCTACTCGTAGAACAACGGCAACAGGGGTAAAGAAAATTCAATACAAGTGCAAAACTTGTTTTAAGATACATAGCAAAACCGATAAATAATGAGCAATATATTAGACGAAACAATCAAAGATTTATACAAGCGTGAAATAAGAGGTTTAAGGGAATACGGAACTACAATGGATAGAACCGATTTAACGCAGCAAGAATGGTTGCAACACGCATACGAAGAGGCACTTGATTTATGTTTATACCTTAAAAAACTTTTAATAACAAATGCGCCTCAAGAAGATATTTAGCTTCGGCAATATATTAGACCGAGAAACCTACGAGCAATTAAGGGAATTAGATTACACCAACCCAAACTTTAAGGGTTGCGCTGACGAGTTCCAATTCAATCGTGAATGGTGGGTTATGCTTGACCAAGGCGAGATAGTAGCTTATTGCGGTTCTATTTATAGTAAAGGCATTTGCATATTTAACAGGGCGTGGGTTAAGAAATCACATAGAGGACAAGGCATACAAAGACGAATGATTAAGACCAGGTTAAAAGCTGCATCTACTTTCTGCCATATAGCTATTACATACACAACATTAGACAACTTTCCTTCAGCTAATAATCTTATTTCGTGTGGCTTTAGGCTTTACTTACCCGAATATTCATACGGGGGTTCTGACAAACTTTACTTCCAAAAGTTACTATAAAGTTTCACTTTAGTACAACAAAAGGTAGTAATTCTACTACTTTTGGCTGCATTTTACTACCGACTTTGGCAAGTTATATCTTTACTTTATTCCATTTTTAGTCAAGTTTTAGCTTTACTTTGTACGTTATTTTGTACGTTTCTAAGTACAAATGCAACATTGTTGCAAAAATAATTTTAAAATATTTTAATAGTTTTGCACTTTGTATTGTGTATTGTTGTATATTTGTGTAAACAAAACACAAAATGACACATTTAACCAACTACCAAATGTTCCAATATCAGCGATACGGGAACATCTTAATCGACGGGAGCAGGAGTACATCAAACCCTTACGACCCCGCTTTACTACCTAAAAACTACGATTACGAAGATGACGATTACACGTTTACTCGATGGGTAGAACACAATGCAGAACTTGAACTTTTAAAAGACGAAGTATATGAAGATTGAATTTGTAAAAGAAACTAAGCCAGACGGCACAATTTTCTACTATACTTTAGTAGATAACAAATACGATAGCGCAAGTATGTACTTGGAATACTCACAAGCTTACGAGTACTTTGTAAGCCTAAAGAAAAGACAAGAACCTATTATCGAAATTTTAGAACACTATAACATAGACATACAAAACAAATAACAATGAGCCTAATTAAAATTCAACAGGAACTAAAAGCACCTAAAAACCAATTCAATGCTTTTGCTAAATACAAGTACCGAAGTGCAGAAGATATAATCGAAGCTGCAAAACCTATCTGCCATAAGTACGGCTATGCTTTAATGTTAAGCGATGAAGTAATAGAAGTAGGCGGTAGAGTTTATGTAAAAGCTACTGCTTGTCTAAGTAACGGAGAAGATAATATTACCTGCACGGGTCTTGCTCGTGAAGAGGAAAACAAAAAAGGAATGGACTCTGCGCAGCTCACTGGGGCGTGTAGCTCGTATGCTCGAAAATATGCTCTTAACGGATTGTTTGCAATCGATGACACCAAAGATGCAGATGCTACCAATGAGCATAAAGACGAAGTAAGCGAAGGTCAAAAAGCGTTCTTAATTGAGCAGTTAGATAAGACAAAGTTTACTCAGGAACAAAAGTATAAAGCTATTGAGAAAATCAAAGCTATCAAGACCTTAGACGAATTTAATAAGATTAAAGAAACAATAAAGAAAAGCTAATGAGGGAACTATTACCATTTGAAAGGCAGATGCTACTTGCAGAAGTTTACCATTACGCTTGGTATAACGAAGAGGCATACGAGGACTTATTAGCCTTTATTAAAAAGTATGAAAACAAATTAGACAAACCTGTATTTTTTAACCCAATCAATAACAATGACACAGAAACAACAAATCTTGAACCACTTGCTTTCGGGCAAAACCTTGACACCAATCCAGGCTCTAACTAAGTTTAATAGCCTGAGATTATCGGCAGTTATCTTTGAACTTAAACGCAAAGGATATAAGATACAGTCCGACTTAATTAACGTAGGTAATAAGAAACAACCTAAATTTGTAAGT